CAAGCAGCCAGGATGGACCTGGAAGGCGCCCGGCAAACCAGGGACTTTGCTAGCCAGTGGTTCGATGGCACTGGATCCCCTACCGGCATTCTCTCGAGCCAAACCACGCTGACACCTGCAGCTGTCAAGGCCGCCCGCAACGCCTGGAACGGCATTGACGAAAACGGCAACAAGATCCCAGATGACGTGAACCCGTCTCGAATCAAGGTGCTATCAGGCTTTACCTATCAGCACCTGGGCATCAGTCCTAAAGATGCGCAATGGATCGAGGCCCAGGAATTCTCTATTTTGCAGATAGCGCGGCTTTTCGGCATTCCCTCGACGCTGATGCTTGCTTCCCCTTCCGGCGGCTCAATGAGTTACTCGAATATCGAGCAGGACTGGCTATCTTTCACGCGCTTCACGCTGATGCAGTACCTCAAGCCCCTAGAAGACGCGCTATCTGAGTGCATTGTCCGTGGCCAGCAGGTGCGCTTCAACCTGGAAGGCCTGCTGCGCTCGGATACCTCAACCCGTTACAGCTCATATGCCACAGCACTAGATAAAGGTTTCCTGACCGTTAATGAGGTTCGCGCCCTCGAGGGACGCGCCCCGCTTCCCACCACTGAAAGCGACACCACAGAATGACGATGCAAACACGCGAATACGCTGCCAGGACAGCCGCCCTGGATGACGGACGCACGATCACAGGCCTGGCCGTCCCCTATGACACGCCTACCCAGCTTGCACCCGGCTTTTACGAGAAGATCGCACGCGGCGCAGTAGACCTCACCGCGCGCCCCGCGCTGTTCTATCGCCACGGTGAACCTATCGGCGTTGTCACTGACCTGGTCGAAACGGATCAGGGCCTGGAAATCACAGCCAGGATCTCGGATACCAGCCAGGGCAGGGACGTTGCCACTCTCGCAGCAGACGGCGCAATCACAGCCCTGTCAATTGGCTTTTTCGAGCGTGAATACGTCGACAGCCAGGACGAAAACGGAACCACCCGCACACAAACAACCATCGACCTACGCGAAATCTCGCTAGTCCCCATCCCAGCCTACGACCAGGCGCAAATCACCTCGGTTCGTGAACGAAAGGAACCCGCCCCCATGACCACCACTACCGCCCAGCCCGAAACCCTCACCCGCGCCCAAATGGACGAAACCATTACTGAAGTTACGCAGCCCCTGGCCGCGCGCCTGGCCGCCCTGGAAGCGCTCGGAACCACCACCGCGCCCGCACCGGCTGAAACACGCTCTGCAGGACAGCTGATCGCTGCCAGCGTCGCTGATCCCACGGCCCGCGCTGCCCTGGAAAACTACGCATTGCGCGCCGCCCCTGCAGTCACCACCACTGCAGATGCCCAGTATTCCATGCCGAATTTCATCGGTGATTTGACCCGTATTATTAGCGTTGCTAACCCGCTGATGCAGCTTTTCTCGACCGGTACCCTGCCCCCTACCGGCAACGTCTTGGAATTTACCCAGCTGAAGGAAAACACCCTCACTGTCACTGAGCAGGCAACCGAGGGCGCACAGCTTCCGGTAGGCAAGATCACGACCGAGATGATCGAGGCCGCCCGTGTAAAGACCTACGGCGGCGCGGCAACCATCAGCCGACAGGCCATCGACCGTTCCCCTGCGAACATCCTGGACCTGCAGCTGCGAGGCCTGGCCCTGGCCGCTGGTAAGCAGCTCGCCGCTGACTTTGCTACCCATTTCATGAACGCTGTCAAGACGCAGGAAGCAAAGGCAATCGCAGCGCCCAAGGCTCTAGGCTCTTGGAAGTGGGCAGACATCCTCTCCCTTCTTCTCGACGCTCACCAGAAGTACGAGGACAACGCGATGCAGGCTGATGGTCTGATCCTGGATCGTGCCACATTCCAGGCCCTGGCCGGTATGACTGATAAGAACGACCGCCCGATTTTCCAGGTCTCTGGTAACACCGGCTCGGATACCGTGGGCACTGTTTCCGCATCTGGCCGTTACGCTGACCTGGATGGCCTGAAGGTCATTATGTCTAGTGGCCTGACCACCGCAGGCAACAGGATGGGTACCGGCGTTGTTGGATCCTTCTACACTGCAGACGCTATCCGCACCTATGCTTCACCGGTTGTCTCCCTGCAGGATACGAACGCCTTGGATCTCACCGGCGCATTCTCGGTGTACTACTACGCGGCCTTCGCTACCGAAATCCCCTACGGCCTTGTGCCCTTCAAGGCCCCTGCGCTCTGACAATGGATGCGACA